GCATCAGCATGTTAACGCTGCGCAAAGATTAGTTAAAAGGAAATTAGCTGAAGGAAAGAAGCCAACTAAGAGTGAATTAAAAGAAGCTAAGTACGCACCACGCCTGGATATGCAAGAAGAAATTGGGACGGCCAATGAACAGCATTTAGCACTAATTGCTGCTAAGATTGAAGATATACTAGCAATGCCACAGGATAAATTTACGCAGGCAAGATTAGTTAAACTTAGAAAAGAACAAACGAAAGTTAGAAAAATGATTCAGGAAGAACAAGCGAAGGTGGCGGAAGGAGAGCATAGTGGCATTCCTCAAGGACCACTGAGCAAGACGGAAGATTATAATGAATTTATTATTAAATACATGCTACGCGTTGCACGTGAAGGTGGCTATGACGGCGTTACCATCAACACATCAGCTATTAAAAATAAAGGGTTATCCCCTACAAATAAGGATTATAAAGGAAACGTCGTTGCCTACGGACCAATGGCGAAAGGTGCTATGGAAAAGGCTGCAAAGAAAAGTGGTGCAAAATTTATGAAAACTGTTATAGTGGACGGTGAAAATAGGGCATGGGAAGTTCCAATGATATTAATCAAAGAAAATAAGGCTGCACAGGCTATTATTGACAAAGGTCTTCCTATCTATAAAAGAGGAGGAGTAGTTAAAAAATAATGCCACCAAAAAATCCAAACAATAATATTGAAAGAGCTTTAGGCTCTTTAACTGATGCTTTAGAAATAGAGCCAACAGGAGAAGAAATACAACTTGATGTTGATGAAAAAATTTCTGATCCTAATGTTGAAATAACAGAAACAGAAGTTGGAGGCGCGGATGTAAATTTTGATCCCAACGCGCCTATCGACACAGCTAACATTCCACATGATGCTAACTTAGCAGACTATATTGATGAAACAGAATTACGTAGATTTTCAATAGATCTCGTAGAAAGTTTCGAAACGGATAGGGAGTCAAGGAAAGATTGGGAAGATACCTATATCAAAGGCCTTGACATGCTGGGCTTCAAATATGAAGACCGCACCCAACCGTTCGAAGGAGCGTCCGGGGTCGTTCACCCCTTACTCGCTGAATCTGTAACACAGTTTCAAGCCCAAGCGTATAAGGAACTTCTCCCCCCAAGCGGCCCCGTTCGTACTCAAGTTGTAGGACTTTCCACTCCTGAAGTTCAGGATCAAGCGAAGCGTGTACAACAATTCATGAATTATCAAATTACAGATGTCATGAAAGAATACGACCCGGACATGGACCAATTACTCTTCTATCTTCCTCTTGCAGGATCAGCCTTTAAGAAAGTATATTATGATAGTTTGTTAAAACGAGCAGTGGCAAAATTTATTGCCGGCGAAGATCTTGTCATAAATTACATGGCAACTGATTTAGAGAATGCAGATAGAGTTACGCATATCATCAAAACAAGTTCAAACGATATTAGAAAACAACAGCTACAAGGATTTTACCGTGACATTGAATTGAAAAGTGGAACAGTTGAAACCAGTGAAGTTGAAGAGAAGGTAAATACACTTGAAGGTGTTCAAAGAGAATACAGCGAAAAAGATGAAGAACATACAATTCTGGAAATGCATGTTAATGCTGATGTTCCAGGATTTGAAGATGAAAGTGGAGTTAAGCTTCCTTACATTATTTCTGTTGATGAATATTCCCAAGAAGTTTTATCCATCAGAAGAAACTGGAAAGAGAAAGATCCTAACTTTGCAAAGAATGATTATTTTGTACATTACAAGTTCCTCCCAGGCCTAGGCTTTTACGGCTTTGGTCTAATACATATGCTAGGTGGATTGTCGAGAACTGCAACAAGTGTTTTGCGGCAATTAATTGATGCAGGTACTCTTGCCAATCTGCCAGCAGGTTTTAAGGCGCGTGGTATGCGTATACGTGACCATGATGAACCTTTACAGCCAGGGGAATTTAGGGATGTGGATGTTACAGGAGTTTCCATTAAAGAATCTTTATTGCCACTTCCTTATAAAGAACCATCACAAGTTTTATTTGCCCTTTTAGGTTTTGCAGTTGACGCTGGAAAATCATTTGCAGCAATTGCAGATATGAAAATGGGTGAAGGGAATGAACAGAATCCAGTTGGAACAACTTTAGCTCTTTTGGAAAGAGGAACTAAAGTTATGAGTGCAATACATAAACGATTACATTATGCACAAAAAATTGAATTTAAATTACTTGCAAAAGTATTCCAGTTGTATTTACCACCGGAATACCCATACGCAGTAGTTGGTGGAAACCAAATGATTAAGCAGCAGGATTTTGATGATCGTGTTGATATTATCCCAGTTTCTGATCCAAATATTTTTTCCATGGCGCAACGTGTCACATTGGCACAACAACAATTACAATTAGCGACAGCTAACCCTGGATTACATAATATGCGTGAAGCATATAGAAGAATGTACGATGCAATGGGTGTGGATAATGTGGATTCAATTTTAAAACCTGATCCAGAGTTACCAGAACCTACGAGTCCTGCAACAGAGAATGCAGGAGCTATGAACGGAAAGGCCCCTAAGGCATTTCCTTTTCAAGATCACCAAGCGCATATACAAGCGCATGCAGAATTTATGTTTACGCGAATGGTACAGATTAATCCACAAGTATATTCTTTATTACAAGCACATATTTGTGAGCATCTAAGCATGATGGCTGGAGCCCAAGTTCAAGAAGAATTTAAACCTCAAATGGAACAAATGAAACAGGCACAACAACAGGCACAACAAAATCCTCAAATGGCACAGCAAGTGGAACAACAAATGCAACAACTCATTAATGCGCAAGCTGCCAAGCAGGCTCAAATAGAGGCTAAAATGACAGCATCATTAGCACAAGACGAGGAAGCGAGAATGAAACGTGAAGCTGAAGATCCACTCATCAAGTTAAAACAACAAGAGATTGATCTTAAGGCAATGGAAACACAAGCTAAACTTCAAAAGGATATGATGGTTGACTCTGAAAAACTTGACATTGAACGTGATAGGTTAGAAGCTGATACAAGTATTAACTTGATGAAAGCTGCTGCAGATGTTAGTAAGGAAGATTCTGCCGAAGCCATGACGCTCTTTAAAGAGAACATGATTAATTCGAGGGATGCAATGAAGCAACGTTCTGCGGAAAAAATAGCGAGGGAAAATGCTAAAAATAAAACAAATGGATCTGCTGAAAAATAAAGTAGAAAAAATAGCTTCTACAATGAAAAAAATTGAAGAGGTTGCTAATAGTGAAATTACTTCCAAAGAGGAATATCTACAGGTATGTGGTGCACTACTAGCTGTAACACGAAACATGTACGTGGAAGCACTAGGACCCCAAGGAGCAGCAAGAATGTTTCAGGAAGTTGCCAATACTTTTATTATTCAAGAAGAATTGATAAATGAATTTTATTATGATGAAGAAAAACCAACAATACACTAATGCCTTTTAGATCTGAAAAACAACGAAAATGGATGTGGGCTAATAAGCCTGAAATGGCTGAGAAATGGACAAAAGAACATGGCAGCAAGCCTGTCAAGAAGAAAAGAGGTGGATTATTCCACGCAGATGGTTATAATACTGCCCCTTGGGTTAATGAATACGGATATCCCACTGGGGGAATTACAGTTAAAAAAGGAGGACGATAATGCCACAAGTCGGTAAACAAAAATTTCCATATACGTCAGCTGGTGCTCAGCAAGCACAGAAAGTGGCGAAAGCAACAGGACAGAAAGTAAATATGTCTGGATATAAGAAAGGTGGAAAAGTTAAGAAAAAGAAAGGTGGTGCAGTGAAGAAGAAATATCACCACGGTGGCCGTGTAATGGGTGGCCAGAAAAAGCCCAAAAACCAAAAATGTTAACAAGGAGGTAGATATGAATTTATTGAAAGATCTTTGGGGACATCTAAAGGAATGGAATGACTGGAAAATGCGTGATTGGATAAAATCGGCAATTGTAGTTGTGATAGTTTTGATAGTCCTTAAAGTTATAATCGTACCAGGTGCATAATGGTAGATGCTAGAGAACAGTATATAGCTTCTCTTGCTCCTCGTAAAAAGAGGACGCATCCAGCTCGTAGTGCACAGGCTTTGAATACAAGTGGTGCAGGCATAGTCCATCGTAATATGATGGACTTGCAGCGCCAATCTAATTTAAATGAATCTGACACTGCAAGATTAAAAGATCTCAGAAGAGACTGGAATAGGAATAGAAAATACACTGATGCTGGAATGAAAATTTCAGGAGCATCAAGTCCATTAGACGCACAAAAATATTTTGTAGATACCACTAGAGATTTTCGTGACACAAATAGAGATGCTTATGCTAGTATGTATCCACTAACAAATTTGGCTATGGAGTATCCTCAAAAAGGAGGATTACTTGGTATGCTTCTTTCAGATATAGGAGGAAAAACATTAGATAAAGTTAAGGATTTTGGCTCTAGTCTTAAGGAAGGTATTACAAGTGCACTTGACGATACACCAGATGAACAAGCAGATTATGCAGCAAAAACATTTGGATTTTATCCATCGGATGTTCATCCAGGATTACCAGAAATAAATACAACTAACCAAGATGAAATAAACGCTCTTAAGAGACAAATTATGTCTAATCCTGGTACTACTAATTTTGGTAATATTGAACTTTTATATCCAGAGGGAACACCAG